ATGCGCCAGGTCTGCCTCACCGCTGTTTCTCCTGCCTCTCCAGGTACTCCAGGATTGCTTCCACGACTAGGTAGTTGACCGAGCGATCCTTCTTCTTCGAGAGCCCCATTAGCCGCTCAACCGGTTTCTGGGCCACCTTCGACTGCGGGATGTAGATGGAGAGCTTGTCTGTGACCTCCTTCTGTGCCATCGTCCTCACCCCCTTCATTCCCATTGTATGTCCGAAATGCACCTTGATCTAGAGCCGTTCCCACCGTCGCAGAGAGACTGACCTGTTCACGCTGTCAATGCTGCAGGAGGAGCCTACAGAGAATACTCCCACTCCCCCTCACGAGGCGATTCTCGGGGCCTCTCGGTCGATCGAGGCGGCGCTGCGCGCCCTTACCCCTGCGCCCGCTAGTATCTGCTGATCACGCTGTCGTCTTCGTAGATCACGATCTCTTGGCGGCGTTCGTCACGCGCCCCTTCAAGTGTCTGAACCAGGTAGCGAGCGCAATCTGGCAGATGATCGTCCTTCTTGATCGGGTTCTCTCGGCTCACGCTGCCGGTCATCGCGTCAGTCGGGAAGCTGTAGCGCTCCATCTGATCGACGAAGTTCGAGCAGCGCCCCCGCATGACCTTGAGACGGCCGTCGTTGATGAAGCCCGTCAGCGTAGCGATGCCCGGCAGCACGGGGTTGGACGCTGGCACCATCGGCCCGAGGCCGCACACCTCAAGCTCGGCTGCATCCTGCGCCCTGGCTGGATCATAGAGGCAGGCTTGCACTATGCCTTCGTGCAGTGCCTTGATCGCCGCAGCATGCACGGACGCCGGCTGGATCTCCTCAGTGTAGCGTTCGGCGTAGAGGTAGTAGACCCCATCATGCCAGGCGGCCAACAGCGCCCCGAAGAAGACGCCCGGATCGACCACGTCGTAGGTCGGCCAGCCCTCCGGCACGACGAACGGCTCGACGAAGCACTGCTCACCGAAGGTGGGATAGACAAGGCCAAACGGCTTCCGAAACTTGCCGAGGTAACGCATCTCGAAGAGCCAGTCCGGCATCCTCTTCCGCGCCTTCTCAAACTCGTCACGCGGATACTCCGGGTTCTCAAGTGACGAGAACTGGATCACGTCGAAGTCGGGATCGCCGTCTACCCATCTCCGGTACACGTCCCAGTAGTACCAACCCATGTTCGTCGGGTAGCCCGTCAGTAGCGTGGGAGCCTTGTAGAGCGCCGTGCGCGCCTGGATCACCGGCCAGATCGTCGCCTTCATCTGCGAAGGCTCGTCGACCGAGCACGCCCGGACGTGATGCCCCTCGATGCGCAGCGGCTCGTCCGCCGACCGGAAGAAGATCTGCCCGCCTGTCGGGAGCCGGTACGTTGCCGCCTGCCTCGCGTACTCCCCCTCGTACACGGTGTCGGCGAACTGCTTGAGGAAGACCGGGACGATCATGTCCCGCACCATGTCCGCCGTGGGACCGATCGCCAGGTACTTCGCATCTTCACCGGCTCCGGCCTCGATGTCCTTGGCGATGTGCTTCGCATGCCAGACTGGAACGAGGTGCGTCTTCCCGCTACCCGTGCCACCGAGGAGGACGAGGTACCGCGCCGTCGATCTAAGCGCCCTCTTCTGGAACTTGTACGGGAGGAAGACCTTACCCGTCGCTGGCGGCTTCACCGTCGTCTTCGTCGGCATCGTCCCCCATCATCACGAAAAGCGGCCCCTTGATGTTCCCAGTGACGTCGTGCTCGCGCTTGTCGCGCCACTCGCCCGGCCTTCGGTTCTTCAGCCAGAAGATGCACGCTGTCGTGTCAGGCAGTGCGACCTTCTCCTTGCCGCCTTCCGTGTACTTGAAGCCCTTTGCTCGGCGGAGTAGCGCCGCCTCGACCTCACCATCCGGAGTCGCCTTTCCGCCCTTTAGGGCCTCGGAGAACTCGGGATGAACCTTGCGCCACTGGTACAGCGTGTCGGTATGAATGGCGATCTCTTCGGCGATCTGCTCGTCCGTGAGCCCGGCCTGCGCGAGCCAGAATGCGAGCTTCGGGTGGAGCTTGGGATCATACGAAGACGGGCGGCCAACCTTCGCCATCACGACCTGCCTTCCTCGGCAAACCCCAACGGGTCGCCGACCTCCACAGGGCCGATCGCTTTCGTCGCCCTCTTCGCGTCGCCCTTGATGAACACGAGGACATTCTGGTGGGTCTTCCCGAGCTTGCGGCTCGCCTCGAACGGATGCCCGACACGGATGGGCAGGCTCCCCAGCTGCGTGACGAGGATCGCTTCGTTGTAGTAGGCGAGACCCGCGTCACGGAACGCCTGCACGGTGTCGCCCACAAAGTCATAGTAGTGGCCCTGTTTGTCTCGCACCTCACCCACGACGACGCAAGCGAAGCGGTCGTCCTTCAGCATGGAGATGCTTTCGGAGATGATCTGCCGATAGGCCGCGAGGAAGTCGGGATACTCCATCGTCGAGATGTCGCGTGGGTCGTCGCTGTACACCTCCAGATCGGCGTAGGGCGGACACGTGAAAAGGAAGTCATACTCGCCAGGAGCGAGAGCCTTGACCTGTAGACTGTCTCCAACGATCCATCGCGGAACCTGCGCGGTTGGTCGAATCTCACCTCCAACCGACGCCCTGCATCCAACGACCCAGAATAGGTCCCCAGGCTGGAGGAACCGAACCGCCTTCGCCTCATAGTGCGGATCGAGCGTCATCCCTTCCCATCCCATATCGGCTGTCTCTGTGTATTTTTCGTCTGGGAGAACTACGTCCACCGTCTGACGCCAGTCGACAGGCGCGTACTTGTCGAGGCGCTTCGTCGGGTCCGCGCCAACTCGCACCGCGACTACCGGGACGTTCTGCCCGACATCCTTCATTCCCCAGAGGACTCCAGCTAGGTTCATTCCGCTCCCAGCCACGATCACGATTCGTTCGAATGTTCCCCAAGGAAGGTTCTGCGCTTGTTTCCGTGTCTGGTCAACGCCCTCGCTGCACTCCATACCGAACGGGATCAGCGTCCAACCGAGCGCCTCTGCATCGGCCTTCGATCTCGCTACGATGACCGTGTTGTATCCTGGTTTGTGTTCCACGAGTTCGGCTCCCGTGGCCTTGGCCAGCGCAATCTCTGGTGATAGTTCCTTCGCCGCCGGAACGTGGCAGCGGCAAGGGATACCGAGGCCCGCCGCAATGTGGGCAACGATGTTGACCTGCGGACTATCCTGCGCGCCTGCCGTCACCACGCCTCCCGATGCGCCTCGGCAGAGATGGAGGGCCGCCCGTGCTTTTCCACCACGAACTCCATAGACCGAGAAGAGGTCGTCACGCTTGACAAGCAGGCCGCCGCGCTCCTCAACTGGAGTCAGCGCGTCCGGGTCGCTGGTGTCACGCGAAGAAGACGCGGATTGGACGTTGGCCCGACAGATTCTCGCCGCCTGTTCCTCGTTGGCTCGGATCTGTTCATCGGATAGATCGACGCCCGTGTACTTGCGCCCCAGCTTCGCGGCAACGATTCCCCGCACCGAGCCACCTGCGAACGGATCAAGGACGGTCCCACCGGGAGGGCAGAACCAGCGGTAGGCAAGCTCGCAGAGAACGGGGTCGAAGATCGACGTTCCCGACTGCGCCGCCGCGTCGGGGTTGGCCGCGTAGAACTCCTCCCACGAGACCTTCCGGCCGATCTCGGCCTCGTGGCGATTCTTGGCCTTGTAGACCGAGATGGGTTGGGCGCTGCTGGAGAACGTCAAACCGCGCTTCGTGCCGTCTCCTTCGTTGCCGCGTCCCCTCTCACTTTGAAGCCCGAGGGCGAGCCAGGACTTCTTCCGCGCCTGCCACCAGCCCTCACGAGCGTTCAGCACCGAGAACGGCGGGATCCCGAACCGCTCAGCCAGGGAGACGCTTTCGGGCACGTCGCTTGTATGCTCTGACGCGAGCGGCTCGAACCCCATCGTCTCGAAGTCGATCTCCTCGACCTCCGCGAGCAGCTCGGAGAGCACGACCTCATTCCACTCGGCGAGCGTCGCGATCTGGTTGTCTGCCAGGGCGAGCGCCTTCCGCCGAGGATCATCGGTCGCGAGATCCACCCTCCGCACGACGACCAGTTCGTCGCCGGATGTCTCCACTTCACGGACCGGGATGCCCAGCTTGAGCGCCTGCTCGTAGACAGCGTTGCCGCCAATGACCACACCCTCGCGGTCGACGACGATCGAGCGCCCGGCTCCGAGTTCGCGGAGTGACGCCTCGACGGCGGTCAGGTTCCGCTCCGGGTGCCTGCGAGCATTCCGTGGGTCGAGCGTGTAGTCCTTGGTCGTCGTTGGATCTCCAGTCGATGACGCTCCCCGATGGGTCACAGGGCGTCCGGAAGCGGCTGGACGGGCCTTCCCTTTCTGCGGAGGGGTCATCTTCTCCCTCCTCGCTTCGCCCAGTACCCCAGGAGTAGCGCGACCGCTCTTCCCCTGCCCGGGTTCGCTCCGATCCCTGCTCGCTCAGTCATCGCCCGCACCCTTCCCACCGGTTGCGGGATAGGACAAGCAGCGCGATAGGCAACAGCACGGGAGGACGGTCTGCTGTCTCTTCTCAGGCGTGCGGCGTGCGGATAGAATAGACCCTGGCTATGCATTGAGGGTCACCAGTAGCTGCTGGATCTCCTGTTTGGACGGCCAGGATGAGGTTCCAAGATCGTCTAGCCAGGGGTACCAATCAGAGCCGTACCGAGAACGTCATCCTGAAGG